CTAATAGATATATTACAACTATTAGGTGTGATAAAAATGCAGAACATTTAGAAGATATTGCTAATAAACTAGACAGTATAATTAAAAATTAAGTTAATTTCGGGTTCATTATATAATAAATTACACCTAAGTAACTAAATATTGCTAAAATAATTACTATTAACCAAAGTGGAATAACTGTTTTACTTTTATATCCAACACCAAAGTTTTTTATACTTCCATCACTATTAAAAGCAAAATCAGGTTTAGTGTAATAAATACCAAGAAAAAACGTTAAGAACATTAAAATTGATATGTATGTAATATTCTTTCTAACAAACATTCTATTCATATTAATATATATTTTACAAGATTTTTTTATAATAATTTAATTAATTATTATAAAAAAATATAATGTTCTAGACTACCAAGTATTAGATCCCTTTGTAGAGGAGTTCACTTCATGAAGTGCCCTGCGGGTGCTATTTTACCTCCAAATACATTTAAATATACTGTACTGGTTTCATCTTTATCTTCGCTTTCATCATCGTTTTCATCATCACTTTCATCTTCATTTTCATTTTCGCTTTCAATACTATCAAGTTCTACACCTCCAACTATACTATATAGAGTGTCGTCTAAATCCCAATCATGTTCATCAACTAGTTCTGCATCATCGTAAGGAGATACATTATCAACATCTTGAAATACGTCTAGATTAATTTGTTCCTGTAATTCTTTATTACATTTATCAATATCAATAACATCTGCATCATAATCATATAGATAATTAGTACATATAACCTCTGTAGAATATTTGTTTAGATTAACCTCATTAAGTTCAACAATTTCTTTTGCTTCTGAATCAGTAAGGTCCACGTGAAACTCACCATATCTCCATATTTTTGTAACCTTTAAATATACACGGGTATCACCATAATATTTTGTATACATAAGTTCCTCGTATACTGACTTTTTATATGAAGGTTTTACTAAATAACATGTTGTTTCTTCCATATCTTCATCTTCATTACATCTAACGTCACAAGCACAATCCTTCGTACATACAGTAGGTTCATTTTTATTTCTTTTTTCAAGTAATGCTTGAGATGGGTTCTCTGCTTGAAATAACTCCATACCTAAAACTCTTTTACATTTACTACAATCAGGGTCATCATTTGTAGTAACATAATCACAATATTTGCATATATAATAATTAAATATACATTTATCATCTTCCTCTTCTTTATTTACTGTATAAAACGCAGGACCAGGAAAAGAATGATAAGTCCAGGTCCAAGAACCTGCTTCTACTAATTGTGTTTCACGATTTTCCCAACATTTTACACAAGAAAATAATTCTTGTTTTCTTCCTCTTTTAAAAACATAATATGTTTCAAAACTTTTATCTTTACAACAAAGATCACAATTAGCTATTTTTTCTGTATCTTCACATTCTTCATCACTTTCATCTTCACTTTCGTCACAAGCAGTTTCACATAAATATTGTCCAGAACCTTTCATCTGAACAATATCTTTTGTCTTTCCACATAAATTACATTCTGCTTCTTGATTGTTTGGTTCTTCTTGTACAAATAATATATCACCAAATCCATCATCATCAAAATACCCATCACATAGACAGCATTTCTTCCATTGACCTTCCCGATACGTACTTTCAGTATCTTCTTCAGAATCCCAATCAGACGGATATCTTTCACAGTCCGTATTTTCACATAATTTAATATCCTTTTCATTTTCACAGTATGTTTTTCTACATAATTGTCTGGGATTATTAGGCCCCATATCTACTTTACAAATTATACACAAATTTTTTATTACTTCTTCATCATCAATATTATCAAGTTGCATTTTATCACTATCTCCAATAAATCTTGCCATATTAAATATATATAGTATTATGTATTTAATATAGTTAGAATATAATTAATCTTCACTCATACCGTGAGCATCAACCCCATCACTATAATCCTCCCCTATCATGCTAATATCATTATTTTCGTTCATTTCAGCATCTAAATATACATTCATATCATCTATAGATGTTGTCTGTACATCATATGCATCCTTAGCATATTGAGTTAATTCCTTTTTAGCACCCAACGCCCATCTTCCATCATTTTTATATTTTTTCTTAAATCGTTCTACTTCAGCAATATGTTTGTTTTTATTTGCTTCATATAATTCATCGGTTATTTCTTGTTTTTCTTTTTCCATTTGACTTTTTACTTTTTTCATTATATATTTATAATTTACATCTACTATTTTAATATTATCAATCTCTTTATTAATTATAATGAATATAAACATACCTACATCATTTTTAAATGCATTTATATCTTCTTGCTCTAATTCTTCTGCAATTTCATCACATAAATCAGTATAACATTCTATTACTTTCAAATAAATATATTTAAAAATGTATAATATTGTCTTTTGTTTAAGAAGTGGTTCCATTAATTTATTTTTAGTAATTATTGTATCATAAATTGGTATTATTTTTAATAATTTTGAATATTTTTTTATTTTTGGTAATAATCTTGTAAAAAAATTGTTCATTTTTTCATTTCCAAAAAATATTCTTAATTTCTTAGGTATTTCTTCTATAAATGATTTAACTCTACTAGCATGTGTTTTTGACATATGATTCCACGACTTAGGATGTTTTAATTTAGTTATATCATTATTATTAATAATAGTAGATGGATATAATTGTGATAAATTATCAATTAATTTTATTATATAATTTGTATTTTTATGATAATAATCATCCTCATATAAAACATCAGTTTCACTTATATTATTAAATGTAATAATATCATTCACAAATTTATTAAATCTTGAAATATCCTTACTAGAATATGTAATATTATTTTGTAAAAATTCATTTATTTTGGTACGTAATCTTTCATTTTCATCATAAATATATGTCTGTAAATTAATATTGTCTTCTTCAGCTGATGTATCTAAATGTGCATTATAATTATCCAATATATGGTAAAATTTGTGATTTAATTGATCATCATCAAATATATTACTATCTTCTAATATATTTCTTAATTTTTGACTGTTACTTATTTCCTTTTCTAATAGTTTTGTTTTTACTTTATTTTCTGAATTAATTATTTGCATTAATTCATTTAAATTATTTAAATTAAAATTATAGCCTTCATTTTTCATTTTATCAATTTTATCAATTAATACATCTTGACTATTAAATTTTATATCTATATCTTTGCAAACGTTTCTTAACGAATATCTTTTTACATTTTTATTATCGCCTATTTTACAATAATGCATAATTGCTTGATAAATATTATTTTCGCTTATTGTTTTTGCATTGGTCATATTGAATTCAACAGGTTTCTTTAATAACTCTATATTCAACATTTTTGCTTTATGTATGCTATTCACAACATCAATAATTTCAGAATTAAATAAAATCATATCATGAACATTTAAAATAGACATATCTTCATCATTAAAATATTCAATAGGTGTCTTTATAAAATCATCATCACAACAAGAATTTTCTGTAAAATAATCACCCCGTTTAGTTTTTAATAACAAACTCTTTTTTGTGATAATTTTTTGTATTGACCACATTAATTCATATGATAGTTTAATTGTTTTTCCAGATAATACATTCATGTTATATAAATATTCATATGAACCTGTTTTCATTAAAGAAAAAATATCATTTAAAAATTCGCTGGAAACATTTGTTTGTGTTTTTATTTCATAAGGATTTAATGGTGGTAAAAACCGACTCCATTTTTCTAGACTGACATCTTTATCTATTTCTTCTTTTGGAATATTTTTAAATTCATATATTAATGACTGTATATCAGGTAATACTAATAAATAATTTGTTGTATAGTTAATAATAGCATCTTTAATGTTATCTTCCTTTACCTTGTTAAATAATTTAAATAATGATGTTTTCTTAGTTCTAAGTGTATATGCAACACATGCTATATATTGAACACCTTCAATACCATCATGTTGAAAAGTTGGAAACCCAGTAAATGATGTTTTACATGTTTTAACTGTTTTTGTAGATACCACATTTTTCACTTTTAATTGAATACCTAATAATATTACAGATAACGTTAATATTAATAAAACCTTGTTTTTTTGTAACGGTTCTAATTCTTCATTATAAAAATAAATATCAAATGCCTTATTTACATATTTTATTATAAAATTAATAGTTTCTTGATTTAATGATACACCCAATTCCTTAATAAAAATTATTATTAACTCATATATTGTTTTTGAATTTACATTTGAATATAATTGTTTAAACTCTAATATATCTTTCTTATTTTCTAATATACTTGAAACATCATTTAATAAAATATCTTCTTCATTTTGTTCAAAATCATCTAGTTCTATACTATCTTTTGTTTCTTTATATCCCGATGAATTATATTGTTCTCCATCAAAATCTTCAACATCTATTATTTTCCATCCCCCTTCTTTAGATACCCATTTATCACCATCTTCACTTAATGTACCATAATCTTTGCGTATTCTATTTAAGGCATTTTTATAATTTTCCTTAAAAAAACTGGTATCTTTTATATATTCAAATGCCAATTCATATCTGAATATTGGTAATATTTGAACCCCTGTCTCACTACAATACTTCCAATACTTATTTTCATCATTAACCGCATCTCTAGTAAAATTCTTACAAAATAATAATATATCATTATTTTTTTTATAAATATTTTCTTGTTTTAAAATTTTATCCAATAATGTTTGTACAGGACTAGTTGGTATATCAATATGTTCTGGACTACTTAATGATAATTGGTATAAAAAATTATTATATGTTAATCCACTTTTAGAATTTATCCTTATTTTATCCGATAATTCAATTGAAAATTTATTATTTTTATCTTGAATAAATTGTTTCATTTTTTCACTTGAATAATTGTATGTGTGTTCAAATTCGGTTATCATTTTTTTCAAAGCTTTTTTCTTAATATTCATCAAGTAATCATTTTTACTAATACAGTTCTCTTCTGCACGCATATTTCTTTCAAGTCCTTTTTCATTAATCATTATTCCATCATCTTCAATACACCCAGATTTTATATCACATTCAGGTTTAAGTAATAATTTGAATTTATTTTTATCAGTTAATTCACTATCATATACCCAAGTATTTCCATCTCTTTTATAATAATTATAATATAAACCATCAATACCATCCTCATCATCAGAAAATTTTTCTAATATTCCATATTGACCATCAATAACTTTTTTCTTTCCATCTACTATTGTATTAACAATATAGTCAACATTTTCTTCATTTATACCATTTATATCTGCGAGTTTCTTTCTAAGAAATTGTTTATATTCACCACCTGGTAAACTTAATTTTTCTTTTTCATAAACTGTATTTAATTCATATACTGTATCATCATACTCATTATCAAAATATAATTCAACATCATTATCATTATTTAAATGTGTTATTGAACGATATCTTTTTGCAACAACAACTGTTGGGTCACATTTATCTTCTTTTTTCTTACTATCCTTACTATATTTTTTCTTAAAATAATCCATTAACATATTAGCATTTTCTTCATTTAACAATTCAATATCTATTAATGATGTTACTAATGTATTAGAATAATCTGTATATAATGAACCTATAATTATTTCACTTTCGGTATAATTAATATTATCATCTAATATTGCATATTTATAATTAAAATTCAACTTATATTTATTCTTCTCTTCTTTATAACCATATCTTTCATTAGTTCCATCCTTCAATTTATTTCTATATTCATAAAAATTATTATGCATTTGTTTCAAACGTTTTACATACAATTTTCTATTTCTTTCTATTAATGTCATTATATACTCATATTGCTTAAATGTTAAACATTCATGATAAATTAAAAATGGTTCTAAAAATTTAATTATATCATTTAATGATAGGTTTCTTTCCAAATCAACATCAAATTGTTGTATTAACTTATTAGTATTAGGTATTATAACATTTAAAAATTCATTAAATAGTTCTCTTTTTAATGTGTGATTTCTCGTTATTGTATCATCTAATCTAAAATAATTTATATCATTAAAATTATAATCTATTTCCCCATCTATTTTTGTAATGTTATGCTCTTTTATATTTGTATTTTTATTGAAAACTTTCACATAATTATTAAAAAAGGCTTCGTGTCTTTTGACCTTTTCTAATAAATTTATTAATTTAAGGTTTGTTGATTTTTGAATAATTTGCTTAGGTAGCATTAAGAATGATGATATACAAATATTATCACCATCAACTAATTTACTTCTTAACATTTTTTGGTCATCCTTGAATGTATCTTCTTCTAACTTTTTCTTATCTATTTTTTTATTAAACCGTGAAATTGAAAATTTAGTATCATCTAATTTATTATGATTAAATGATGATGATATAAAATCTTCATAATTACTTGTTATGCATTCCATATTATCTTCTATTTCTTTACAAAATGTATCATCAGAATCATATAATTTATAATAAGGCTCTATCAATTTATTAATACTATGTACAAACCTATTATAATTTGATTCACTTAAATTTGCATCATTATTGCGAAATGTATCAAATATATCTTGATATTCTGATATAATATCAGATATATTACTATTATATACATCAAATCTACCATCTATTCCATCATCAATATCATGAACATTACGCCCTGTTTTAATAACAGGAAGTATAAAATTAAAGTTTTTATTCAACTCCGATAATGATTTAACCAACGGTTTATATTTTGAACCCTTTTTCAATATTGAAGTTACATTTCCATTAATATCGTAATTAGAATATTCTTTTCTTAATCTTTTAAATGAACCAACAACTTTATGTATAGCATTAATATTTTTATCTGTTTTATTTTTATCTTCTAATTTAGAAATCATAGAATCAATAATATCTTGTTCTTGTATATCTAAACCAAAACGTTTTTCTTTTGTTGAAACTTTTTGATATTGTATCAAATCATCTAACTCTTCACCTAATACAAAATCATTTAAATTTGTTAATGCATCACCTATTAATACATCTTCATCTTCATTGATATATTCATCAACTTCTTCTTCTTGGTCAGGTTCTTCCTGAGGTAAATTAATATCACTAATCTTTTTTGGACTCTCACGTATTTCAATAAATGGTTTTTTTATTTGTAAATCCTTGGGTATTCCTGAATAAGCAAAATCTATATAAATAATTTGATCTGTTTGAGGATATCTAGTTACTTCCATCATATCATTTTCTATATTTGTTATTTTACCTGTAAACGTTTCAGGTAAATCCCCTCCAAAATTTAAATCAATCCATAAATTAACATCTAAATTATTCTGTTTTATAAAACCTTCTTTATCATTTCTATTTAATAGAATAATTTTTTCAATTGATTTATCCGTTAAAATATCATCCTCTATTTTTAATATATATTCAATATCGGGGGATAGTAAATTTATCATTTTTTTATCAATATATTCGATTATAAATTGTTTTTCATTTAAATCACTATTTCCTGGTGAATCTATTTTTATTATATCACCTAGTTTTAATTTTACATTTATTGACATTAGTATAATATAATATATTATTTAAATTTATTTGTTTAATCTAAAAAAAATTGATTTAAAAATATAGTAAGAATACTTTGTAAATAAGATGACAGAATTCATGGCACGACCAAGTAAAGCTACCTATCAAATCCCTGATTATGATAATCTTTTATCTCAGGATGTTTTTAAAATAAAAAATTACAAAAAAAAGGATGAAAATCATGAAGAGATTGTTCATGAATATAATATTATTAGTTATAAAAAGGATATGTTAGACCAAGATAAGAAGGGTCCTATTGTGTGTGATACATTACACATCGGTGAAGCAAGGTCCATTATATTTAATGAAAATAACGATTTAATTTGTTTTACTCCTCCTAAAAGTGTGGATTACGAATACTTTGTAAATAGTAATAATTTCCTAGATCAGTCTGTAATTGCAGAAGAATTTATTGAAGGAACAATGATTACTGTATTTTATAATATGGCTACTAACAATTGGGAAATTTCTACAAAAAGTTTTGTAGGTGCAAATAATCATTTCTTTAAGAGTGATGGTAATCCTATTACATTCTCAAAAATGTTTTACGATATCTGTGAAAACTTTGGTATTGATTTTGAATATTTTGACAAAAAGCTATGCTATAATTTTGTCTTTCAACACCCAGACAATCGTATTGTAACTGTTTTCCAAAATGCATCGTTGTATTTAATTTCATTATTTGAAATTGAAAGAAATGATAATGGTTGGAATGTTTATGAATATAATAAAGCAAACGTTTATAATCACTTATCTACTTTAAATACAAATTTTACAATTCCAATTAAAATGCCCCTTTGTTATATGAAAGCAGTTCCTCAACAAGAAGGCTATCCACACATGAAATATACAACACAAGCACCTGGTTCTACTAATAATTATGAAGAACAAGTCAGTCAAAACGGATATAATGGTATATGTACGTATTTTACAAATCATGTTCCTCCTAATATTATGGGAGTTGTTCTCAAAAATGAACTAACGGGTGAAAGAACCAAAATTAGAAACCCTCATTTTGAATACATCCGTAATTTACGTGGAAATCAACCAAAACTAGAATATCATTATCTAGAACTTAGAAAGAATGGTAATCTTCAAGAATTCTTGCAATATTATCCTGAGTATTCAAGTAAGATGTATGGTTATCAACAAAAGATCCATAATTTTACTATTAATCTATACAACAATTATGTATCATGTTATATTAAAAAGGAAGCTCCTCTATTTACATTTGGAAACGAATATAAAACTCATATGTTTAATATCCATCGTGATGTTTATATTAAGGAACTTGCACCCAAAAAACAATCTATGCAGAGAAATAATGTTATTGAATACGTAAATAATCTACCTGCGCGACTTCTTATGTATTGTTTGAATTTGAAACATCGTAAGGTAGATGAAATTCAAAATCAAGAAACTCAACAACAAACTGAAACTGCTATTTAAAATAAAATAAAATAAAATAAAAATTAATAATCGTTTATATGATTATTAATTTTTTATTTAAATAGATAAATGAAGAAATTTTTTATTAGTTATGCAAATAATGTTTTTAAAAAACATCTCGATGTTTTAGTAAAATCATGTCAGAATAGTAAATGGTTTGATAGATGTGAGGGTTTTGGTCCAGATGATCTAGATGATGATTTCAAAACAAAATTCGCACGTATATTAAAAGAAGCAAAAGGTGGAGGATATTGGATATGGAAACCATATATTATTAAAAAAAAATTAGAACAAATTAACGACGGAGAATATCTTATTTATCTTGACGCAGGCTGTACTTTAAATACTAATGCAAAAAAAAGATTTGATGAATATATTGACATGCTATATAATAGTAATTTGGGAATTGTTTCATTTCAACTCGAATATCCAGAACATGCATATACTAAAAAAGAAATTTTTGATCATTTTAAATTGGATGAAACAAGCGAACATTATAATAGTGGTCAGATTATGTCGGGTATAATCGTTATTAAAAAAAATGAACACTCTGTTAAGTTAATAAATGAATGGTATGAAACTGTAGATAACAACGCTTCTTTATTTACAGATAATACAGGAATAAAAAATCCTGGTTATATTGCGAATAGACATGACCAAAGCATTTTGAGTGTTATTAGTAAAATACATGGTTCTATTTTACTGGGAGAAGAAACATACTTTGGGTGGGAAAATAATTGTGGAGGTTTTGGTCAGCCAGAAAGTTTAAAATATCCATTTTGGGCAACAAGAATAAAAAATGCTACTAGATAATTATATATAATTAAAATTGCTCTTTAATTTCAGAGTAAATACTCATTATATCATCAAAACACTTTTGAAGTATTATTCTTAATTCATCAATACCATTATCTGTTTCTAATACTACTCTAACAAAACTATAATCATCATGAGGATGGTTCTTTTTAAATCCAACAAAGTTTATTTTTTTCTCTTTTTCAAAGAACCTATGATAAAGAATTGATTCTAATATTTTACCTATAGTAAAACCTTCATGTTCTAAACAAATATCAAAACCATTTTGGTCTACTATATCTGCAGGCAATATTTTCATTTCCGAAATTTTTTCTTTCAATTCTGTTATCTTTTGAATAATTATTTTACATGCTGTTTTCATTATATATTTATTTGTAAATACACCAATTGTTTTTACTTTAAAATTAAAACTATTTTCTTCAATAATTCTTTTTGCATCAATTGCTAACCAGTTGTTTTTATTAAATAATATTTCATCTTTTGAAAGATTTTCAGACCTATAAATTTCTTCTTGTTTATCCCAAGCTTCATTTACTTTTATTATATCTTGTGTATTTCCGTATGCGCATGTTGATAGAACATTAAACATACTATTTTCTTTACAATTACCAATTGTGAATTTACATGTAAATTTAATCTCTTCCCCCGTTATTTCATCCGAAATACTTGGTCTTAATCTGCAATATTTAATATATTCATCTGTAAAATCATTCTTTGGAAAAATTTTTTCTTTTTGTTCATCAGGAATAAATTCACCTGTTAATTTATTTTTAATACGAAAATCTCTAGTTGTTACATATATTATCGTATCCGTATCGTTTTTAACATGACAATCTAATATATATTGCTCATAGGGAAATCCTTCTACGTCTGTTATATGAATTGGAATACAACTCAGTCTTTGTTTTAAAATTTCATTATTAAAACGTGAAGTATTTATTTCAAATTCACAATCATTTTTTTCATAAGGAGTTGTTCTAAAAACAACTGTATCTACGTCTGATATAGCTGTTCTTCTTAAACCATTTGCAATAGATACATCAACATCTTTTAATGTAAATTGTAGCAATCCTTTCGATTCTGATAAATCATAAATTTTAGGAGACATGATATATTATAAGAATTTATTTTTAATATAATTATAATCAATTTTAATTAATAATAAAAATTAAACAATATAGATATTAAATAATAAAAAATATATGAATTCAGGTGATAAAATTGTAGATAATATAATGAAGAAATTCTATGAGAGATCACAAGTTGGTCAAAAAAAATACGGTACAACGTTGGAAAATAATAATCTTGAAATTAATGAATGGATTGTTCATGCCCAAGAAGAATTAATGGATTGTTTATTATACCTTGAAAAATTAAAAAATGAAATAAATAATAAATTAAAATCAGTTTAAAAAATTAATTAGATAAGTTATTAACTATGAGCAGCGTATTATATTATAGTCAATATTGTCAGAACTGTTCAAATTTACTACAAGTTTTAGCAAAAAGTGAAGTAAAAAATGATATACACTTTATATCTATTGATAAAAGAGTAAAGGATGAAAAAGGTCAAACCTTTATTATATTACAAAATGGACAAAAAGTTATTTTACCACCAACTGTTACAAAAGTTCCTGCATTGTTATTATTAAATAAAAACCATCATGTATTATTTGGCACACAAATAAACGATTATTTAAGACCAGAAGTTAGAACTAATACAAAGGAAACAATTTCTCAGATAGAGGAACCTCAAGCATTTTCTTTAGGTGGTGGTTCTTTAGGAAGTTCTATGACAGGTGTAATGTCAGATATGTATAGTTATTTAGACCAATCATCCGATGATCTTAACCCTGAAAAAGGAGGTGGAGGAACAAGGCAAATGCACAACTACGTAACACATGATTCACGAGATAATATAGAAACTCCACCTGATACATGGACCCCGAATAAAGTAGATAGTAGTATGTCTATGGAACAGATAATGCAAGAAAGAGATAAGGATTTACCAAAACAACAACGTCCAGATATTTAATATTATTAAGTAAATATTTAAAAAGAATATCATTCAATATATTATGACGTCTAATCAGTCTATTATATTAAAGACTTTTAATACTCAATTTGAGAGTTTCTTAAATGAAATGATTGAAATATTTCCAGATAATGTAGCATTAATGACTACCAAAAATACATTATTAACATTAAAGAAATTCAACCCTAAATTATTAATAGGTGTTTGGTATAGACATATTTGGCTTCCATATAAAAATGATATTTCAGCAGGAGATGTTAAATTCTTTATTGAGAAAGATTATTCGGCAGATTTACAAAATTTAGATGATGCCAAAAAAATTATGAAAGAAATTGATAATTTTAGAGACCCAATTCGTTCTATGGATGAAGAAAACCAACAATGTTGTATGAAATATATAGTAAACCTATCCAAATTATCTGAAGCCTATTCAGAAAATAATTAAATTTTATTTAATTATAATTAATTTATATTTAAATAAAATATACATAAACTATTATGGAAGATAATAAGGTACCTAACGATTTTAAAAAAATAATCAACGAATTTTGCGGAGATTTATTGACGAGTTTTCCTGAAGAAACTGATAGCAGTATAAAACTTTTATACAACGGAAATGAATTTGACTATGAAAAGATTTTCGAACATTGTAAAAAAATATATCCTGAAAGATTTTTCGATATTTTATATCAAAATGAAGAAATTTTTGATAATGAAGAATACGATTTAACTTTTTTACCAGATATTGATTTTAAAATACTTTGGAAATTAGAGGATGTAAGTGATAATATTAAAGAAACTATTTGGAAATATTTACAACTTATTTTATTTGCAACTGTCGGTAATATTAATGATGGTAAATCATTCGGTGATACTGCAAAGTTATTTGAAACAATTAATGAAACTGATTTTAAAGATAAATTAAAGGAAACTATGGAAAATATACAAAGTACATTTGAAAGTAAAGAAAGTGATATTTCTAATAATATTAACGATACTATGCCGAATATTGACGGATTTCAAGAACATCTTTCATCTATGCTTGAAGGGAAAATTGGTCAATTAGCAAAAGAAATTGCCGAGGAAACCGCAGAAGAAATGGCAAAAGAATTAGGAGATGTTGAAAATACAGATGATGTATTAAAAGCAATGATGAAAAATCCAACTAAAATCATGGGTCTTGTAAAAAAAGCTGGTTCAAAGTTAGATGAAAAAATCAAATCTGGAGAAATTAAAAAAAGTGAATTAATGGAAGAAGCTGGAGAGTTAATGAAAAAAGTTGAAGGTATGCCTGGTATGGGAAACATTAATAAAATATTAAAACAAATGGGAGTTGATGGAATGCCAGGAATGCCAAATATGGGAAGAAAGGCAAAATTTAATACTGGTGCATTTAAATCTCATATGGAAAGAGAAATGAAACGTGAAAAGATAGTTGAACGTCTTAAAAAACAAACTGAAGAAAATAAAATTAAAGAAGCACAAAGTAAAATTAACCAAGTTGAATTAGCAAAAAAAGAAGAAGAATATAATAAATGGGTTGATGAAGGAGGAATGGATGAATTTTTATTCTCTTTAGGAGAAAAACCTGAAAAATCATCTAGAGACCAAAATCCAAATAAACAAAATAAGCCCAAGAAAAAGAAAAAAAAAGGTAAAAAATAAATAAAAAACTACAATATATATATATGAGTAACGATATCTTTTGGTTAAATGATCCAATGTTATTAATAAATAGTAAAACAATAACTCAGTTGTGGCCTAATAAAAATATGTCTGATGTACAAAAATTAAATTCATTAGTTAGATTAGTTATATTTTTAACAATAATACTATTTGTTCTTTTTCAAAATACATCACATATATATTCAGGCGTTTTAACAATTTTTACTATTTGTTTATATTATTTTTTCTTTTTAAAAGAGAAAAAGGTTGAACCATACGAAGGCTTTGAATCTAATATAAAAGCTGACAAAAAAAAGGTACAATTTGAAAAAATTAAAGACAAAAATCCCATGAATAATGTTTTAGTTACCGATTATACTGGAAATCCAAATAAAAAATCAGCTCCTCCAGCATACGAACCAAATGTTGTTGAAGAAATTAATAAACAAACAAAATCATTTATAAAATCAAGTAATTCTACCAATACAGACATCGATAAAAGACTGTTCAAAGATTTAGGAGATAATTATATGTTTGAGGACTCCATGCATAGATTTATATCAAACCCTAGTACCACTAATCCCAACGACCAAGAAGGCTTCGCTAAATTTTGTTATGGCGATATGGTATCTGCAAAGGAAGGTGATAAATTTGCTGCAGGTAGAAACGCACCTCGCTACACTAACTATTAATTATTTAATTAAAAATATAATATTTTTTAATTATATATATGGCTTCAGTTCAAGATTTTACATTTTCTAATATGTCCAGAATTGGAAATGATACATGTGGTATAAACGAAACCGATTTTCAAAATGTCAAACACGGAAATTATATGTTAACTAACCACTTTGCCAACGATTGTGCTATGAAGAAACCTATTGATTTTGCATTAACTCAACCTAATGTTAATTTTAAAGGTTCTCATCAAGTAGGTATGGGAGGATGCAATATTGATACAAACTCTGCCCTTTTAGTAAAAAAAGTTAATGCTTCTAATAAATGCAAATTAAATTTACAAGAAAGACCTTATAAAACTGTCCCTTATCTTGGAAAAGGTACTGCTGACCCTACATTAGAAACACAACTATTACAAGGCGATACTTTCACTAATAGAAAAAGTGTAAATCCTTCAAGTGAAATTTGTTATACTCAATATTCTAACTATCCATTATTGCCATCTATTCAAGATTCCGTTGCTAACCCAGGAAATCTTATTGAAGATGCTGCAGACAGTAATTGGATCAGAGGCGGATTGCCATCCAGAGAATTAACAAGAGATAATAATAAGTAAATTATTTTATATTAAAAATATTTTTTATATAAAATACATATGTACCAATCTTCGGAAATTGCCGAAAAAACAAATGATAATTCAGCTTCATCTACACAATTTAATTTTGATATTGATGTTAATTATTTTTCTCTAGATGTAGATGATGATGATATTAGAGATACTTTATTTAGACAACAAATTCTATCATTTTTTAAAATGGAAGAATACAACGAAACAGTTATTGATATAAAAATTGATTACTTAAAACCTATTATTGAAAGTAATGAAAGTTTAAAAAAATTATCGATTAAATTTTCGAATTTAATGTTACAAGAAAAATTTGATATTGGTGTTGTAATGTTTTTTGCTTATGATTATTTCCATCAAACCTTTTTATTATTAAAAGATTTTTTACTGGAAAATAAAATTAATAAAGATATTTATAATAATTTAATTAAAAAGTTATAAAATTATATTCTCTTATACTATATCATGGCTTCTACTAGAAATAAAAATTCTATGAGAGATTATTCATGTGAGCAAAGAGTTTTTCAGGATATTAATTCATACCAAACATATACTAATAGTGCTTATGGTGAAGCAACCACTACACATTTACCATGCTTAGGATTTAATGGTGCCGCTATACCACGAGAAAAATTATCCGGAAATCCTATTGATGTTGAATCTAAATTATTTGGTATTGGTTCCACTAATTTAGTTGAACCCCAAGGACCTCTAGTACCAGAATTAAAATGTGTTCAACATAAAAGTATTATTGATAAAGTTGAATTTGTTATGCCTCAACCATTTGTTATGGAAAAAAATCAACGACCACGTCCTGTCAATTAATATAATATATATGTATAATTATTTAGTATCATATATATTTCCTTTGTATTTGCTAACAATATCAATTAATAAAACTTTGGTTTAAAATATATTCTTATGTTAATATATTATAATGTTTACTCGTTTCCATGATGACCCCCTTAGAATTCAAAAACAATTACAACAATCTACAGATATTGGTAGATATGTTATGAATGTTCCAGGAAATAATGGAGATAAACCTATGTATTTCGAAGACCCCCATATTCGTTTAACAAAATGGGGTGGAAATTTAAGAACAAACACCGTTAATTTAGAAAGTGACCTTAAAGGCCTTTCTAGATCACTTAATCGTGATTGTAAATCTAATAACAATTATATGGATAAATCTGTTATATCTATGCCTTTACAATATTCCGAAGCTGCATCATATGTTGACGAAACTAGAGCTAGTCATCCAGCATTTGAATATCGTGAAGTTCGTAATGAGAGATGGGATTTTCCACTTATGGACCCACAACTTAATGTATGCAAACAATTTGAAAATAATTTAAATACTCGTACTCTAGAAAAAGACCATTACAAGATTAATTCTGAATATTACAAAAAATAAGTAAAAAATTGATTATAATTTATATTGTTTTATATTATAATCAAATGATAAAAAATAAACATATTTTCTCTAAAATAACTAGGAGTAGAATTAAACGTATGCATACTCCAATTCCCCCACCTATTATATGTTTTGCTCATGTTACAGGCAATACTAATACTAATTGCGACTGTATTAATTTTTGTAAACATTCCCCGCATAAACCAATTAATACTCGATTTAATTATATTGATAGTTTTGATTACGCTATTGCAATAACAATACTAAATAAACTGTAAAATATTATCTATCTTACATGTCTACCACCTCCATTCTTTGTTTTTCTTTTAGATTTTCTCGTTTTTCTTTTACCACCTAATTTTTCAGTTAAATATAATGACCTAAAATCGAAAATATTATCATTTTCTTTACTTTCTTCTACCCCTTCTACTTCCGCAACACTTATTGGTGAAACACTTTTTCGTTTTTCGTTATCTTTAATTTTTTTAAAACATTCTTGTACATCTTTATTAAATGTAGTTGAATAAGGATTGCTTTGATCTAATAACTTTCTATATTTGTTAATTGGATATTTTATTTCACAATCCGTACCAATCCCAGCATAATACTTAGGACACTCATTATTATTTATATATGCATAAGTATATAATTCACTTTCATTAATTGTATTGTCTGCACATCTTATTCTATCAATCCTTTCTTTGTCTAAAGGAATTTTATATAGTGAATATTTATATTTTTTTCGATTTTTAAAATATATAGTACCATTTTCAGAACCAAATGTATTACTGTAATCGTCTATAGTTGGGTTACGAATTTTATATTTTTTGTACTCTTCTATATCAGTTGTACCACCGCTCTTTTTTCTTTTGGTTGTCCTTTTTCTTTTGGTTGTTCTTTTTCTTTTATTACCATCATTCTTTTTACGTTTGGTTGTTCTTTTTCTTTTTTTACCACCATGAAGTATAGGAGATGATCTCATAATATAATAAGTACATATTTATATTTAAAAAGAATACTAATCATTTATATGGGCTTAAACCCTAAATTGCTGGTGTAGTATAGCGGTTAGTACACCTCCTTTACACGGAGGAAATCGGGGTTCGATTCCCCGCACTAGTATGGTGGCTTAGTGGTCTAGAGGTATGATTCCTGCTTTGGGTGCAGGAGGTCCGGGGTTCGATTCCCCGCTGAGCCCAATTCAATAATAAATTTATGTTTATTATTGAATTAATTATTTTCTACTTTTTCTACTTTTTTTACTTTTTCTACTTTTTCTACTTTTTTTACTTTTTCTTTTATATGTTCTTTTTCTTCTACGTCCTCCTCTACCAACAGGTGATGGTAATGGCGAAGGAGATTGTTTAATTGTTTCATTACGTCTTTTACTGTGCCCTCCTAAAAATGCGGGTGATGGTAAAGGAGAAGGACTTTGAGTGCTAGTTTTTTTTACGCTTCCAGGAGTTGACTTACTTTTTGGAGTTGGCTTACTTTTTGTCATATACATAATAATTATATTAAATATATAAAAAAATTAATGTTTTCTGCGTCCGCGACGTGTCTTTCTTGATTTTTTAGCCTTTTTAGCCTTTTTAGCCTTTTTAGACTTTTTAGTCTTCTTAGACTTTCTACGACGACCACCAATAGGTGGTTGTGTTGGTTCTACAGGTTTTTCTGGTGCCATTATAGAAGCAACCATAGCTTCAGCTGGTTTAACAATAGGTTCGGTTGGCTTTTCCATCATTTTTTCAGTTTTTTCAGCTTCTGCTTCTACTACTTTCTCATGTGCCTTTTTTAAGTTATCTTCTGCTTTTTTTTCTTCTTCTTTTGCATCATCTGCCTTTTGTTCTGGTGTCTTATCTGATGCACCCCACCAAAAACCTCCTTTTAATGTTTTTCTACGTCTATTTGTAGTTCTTTTTCTAGTTACGCGTCTTGCCATATAAAATATAGCTATATTTTATTTTAATTTTATATATTCCTAAAATTAATCAAAATTATTCTATGTTAATTCATATATATAGTTTAGACACTTCAAAATAATATTTTATTTTCCTTTTGGAAATAATTAGTATTTAGAATAAAAAAAATATAATTAGATTATATATTATGGAGTTATTAATACCTATTATTGCCGGAGCCGGTTTAATAAATATGCACAGTCAAGAAAAGAAGAAAGAAGGATATGGTAATGTTGGTCAAAAAAATAATAAAAAATTAATTAACAATACAACACCACCTAAAAACTATCCTGTAATAAGCAACGATGAATTACGTGATTCAACTGTACAAGGATATCAATCTCAACAACCTAGAGATAGATATTATTCTAAAGATATTTCATATGATAATAAAGTAAATGATTTAAATGTAAAAAAGACAGAAGGTTTTACATCATTAACTGGTAATGTAGTAAATAGTCAGGAGTTAAAACATAATAATATGCAACCTTTTTTTGGTGCTAAAATTAGAGGAAGAACATCTGACTATAACTCTAATGAAACTGTACTCGATAATATGGTTGGGGCAGGAAGCCAACAATTTTCTAAATCAGAAGTTGCTCCTTTATTTCAACCACAACAAGGTTATAATTATATAGGAGGTGCTCCCAACCAAAGTGATTTTATTCAATCAAGAGTTAATCCTAGTATGAGAATGGCAAATGTAAAACCATGGGAAGAAGTTAGAGTAGCACCCGGACTTAATAAAGGATTTACTTCTGCAGGTTCAAGCCAAGGTTTTAATAGTGGTTTAGAAGAAAGAGATACATATAAACCAAAGGGAGTTGATGAACTTAGAGTAAAAACAAATCCTAAACAATCTTACTCACTTGATGGACACAACGGACCTGCAAATCATTATATTAAGGAATATGCCAATCAAAAAAGTATTGGAAAAGTTGAGAAAAATAGACCTGATAGATTTTACGATGGTATGGAAAGCATGAAAAACGATCAACATGCCCACGGATGGGGATTTACTACAACAGGTTTAGAGAAAGGACAAACCGCAAGAGGTAATATTGATTTAAAATATGCAAATAGAGCTACCGCTACTTCAGCATATGAAGGTATTGCTTCTTCAGAAGCAAAAAAAGCATATATACCTGGTGAATATAGTGAAAGTCATAGAGAAGACTCAAAATCTACACCAATTACATCTCTTAATGCTATAGGTAAGGCTCCTGCTGCAGAAGGTGACTATGGATTAAATGCTATGTCTGTTCAAGATAATAATCGTAGTTGTAACGAAGACCAAGGATTTTTTGGTGCTATAAAGGGTGCTATGGGTGCTGCTGCTGCACCATTTATTGATATTCTTAAGCCTTCTAGAAAAGAAGGATATATCGGTAATATTAGACAATATGGAAATATGTCTATGCCTGTAGGAGCAACTTATAATACTAATCCACGCGACCAACTTAAGGTTACAAATAGAGAAATGGATGTATGTGCTGAAAATCATCTTAACGTTGATGGTCCAAGAAGTGGTGCTTATCATTTGGCCAATCATAATGCACAATCTGAAAAGGTTGATTGTCACAGAGAATATATTGGTACTGGTGGCGGTAGTGGTGTTTCACACGGTCACACATCATATGAATCAGCATCTCGTGCTAATGTAAATAGTACGAGAGAGGGTTTAATGGGGTCTAGAATTAATCATGGTAATGCAAACCATCAAAATAGACAAGTAAATTATCAAACTGGAAAATTAGAATGTGATAGAGTAAATACATATATTGGACCCGCTGGAAATTCATTATCTGCTGTACCTCCATCTGCATCTAATATGGGGTTCCAAGATGCTCCATATGAATTAAATCAAGGTGCCGCTGTCCAAAGAATGGAACCTTCTATTCTTGAAGCGTTCAAGAAAAATCCTTATACTCAGTCACTTACATCAATTTATTAATTTTAATAATAGTTTAAATAATTATTTTAATATATTATTAATAATCATGCAAAAACTAGATATTCACAAAGATATTATAACTAAACTAGACTATTTCTATACTGAATCAAAAATACCTAATATTATATTTCATGGACCGTCTGGTACCGGAAAAAAAACAATTGTTTTTGATTTTATTAATAAAATTTATGAAAATGATAGAGATAAAATTAAAGAATATGTGATGTGTGTTAATTGTTCACACGGTAAAGGTATTAAATTTATTAGAGAAGATTTAAAATTGTTTTCAAAAACAAATATATCATTCAAAAACAACAACTTTAAAAGTATAGTATTATTAAATGCAGATTGTTTAACTATTGATGCACAATCAGCATTAAGAAGATGCATCGAACTATTTACACATACTACACGATTTTTTTTAGTAGTACAAAATAGATTTAGTCTATTAAAACCAATTTTAAGTAGATTTTGTGAATTATATATACCTGAAAAAAAAATTGATAATTGTTCAAATTTACATCAGCTTAATTTAAATAATAATTTAACGTATAAGGCATACAGAAAAAAAAACTCTGTATTATTTAAAAAATACATTAACGATAATAAAATTATGGATGTTAATAAAATTATGGATGTTAATAAAATTATTAAATTATCAGAGAGTTATTATTTAAAAGGTTTTAGTGCATTAGATTTTATTGAATATTTAGAGAATAATAAAATTAACATACCTGATGATAAAAAATATGAAATAATTGTATTCTTTTATAAAATTAAAAAAGAGTTTAGAAATGAAAAACAATTATTATTTATTTTACTTTATTTCATATTTTTACGTTCTGATCTCAATTTAGAAAATATATCATTTATTTAAATATGGATGATTTTTCTGTTTCTTCCTTGCATGAATCAAAAAATGAATGGTGTGCCAGATTATTAACAATTTTAACACCATGTATTATTAACGGCTTTAACTCTATATTTAATGAGTCCTGGAAACTTTGTTCTGAAAATGATGAAGAAGATAAATATTTAATGACATTCCAAAATTTAATTACTCAAGTACCAAAATGGAGTAATTCTACGGTTGAGGAGGAAGTTAAGCGAATTATTGAAACAAGTGGCTGTAATTATATCAACGATTTAATTACATGTGTTCATGTAATTCATTTAAAACTACTTACTAGTGTTAGAGTTGGAAATCAACAGAAAAAAATAGATCTTCAAATACCAAAACTTAATATTTTTATTCATAATTGCTATACACAGGCTGCTAGAAAAATTTACACTAATGTATATTTATTTGACAAATTCTCAAATTCTTTACAAAAACAAAAGAATAACAGAGAATTAGAAATTATTATTCAAGAATGTATTCTTACTGCTGTAAGAGATAGTTTACCAATTGAAAACATATTAAAAAGTTACATCGAAGAAACTGTTGAAGAAGATGTTATCGAAGAAGTTTTAGAAGAAAAAATCGAAAAGAAGGAGGAAGAAGTAAAAGAACCTGAAAAGAAAGAAGAAGATACTAATACTACTACTGGGGGTGCTACAGCTCCAACTGAAGAAGAAAAAGAAAACGTCTTTTTAAAGGTTGTTACTGAACCCGAACCTGATGTTTTAGAACAAGAAGAAGATAATCAACTTATTAAATTTAATAATACAGATAGCATATTAACAAGTGAAGATAAAAAAGAAGAAATTGAAGCACCTAAAAATGTTGACTTTTTAGAAGAATTAAGTAAGAAGAAGGAAATTGAAAATCAATTAAATCAAGAAAACGATGATGAAGATAATGAAAGACTAGTTTTTGGTGATGATATCCCTTTAAATTCATTAGATATTAGTAGTATTGGAGAACCTATTAATAATAAACCTGATATTGTTCTTGATGATCTTGAATTTCTTAACTAATTCGTTTAGTTACAATTAATCTATTATATTAATTTTTTATGGATAGCTTTACTGTATCAATGATTATAACTGTTTGTTATTTAGTATTCAAATTTACTGAATTGAAAATTACACAAGCAGAACTTTTACCATTAAAGCAATTATTTAAGGAAAGTTTTATTGTTTTTATTTCCTCCCTTGCAGCTTTCTTTGTTTACGAACAATTCTATGATGGACCTAGCACACAATCTGGAGGTAATGTAAGTGTTTTTACTGATAAAACACCATTTTAATATTATAATTATTATTAATTATTATAATATTTTTATTCCGCATACATTTTTGGTATTACATCTATATCTAAATATAAA